AATTACTCAAGTTAATCCTAAAGCAAAAGTTATTTTAATTAGAATTGTCGGTATAGATCCAAAAGGAAAACCCGCAGATTATTACACAGAGGATATTGATAATGCATTGGTTTGGATAACAAAAAATCAAAAGAAGTATAATATCTCTGTTGTGAGTCTCTCTCAAGGTAATACATTTAAAACCTGCGATGTTTCAAACACATTTAAAAAACAAGTAAGTCTTTTAAAGAAAGTAAATGTTCCTGTAATTGCCGCTGCTGGAAATGATGGCAATAAAAAGCCAGTATTTACACCAGCATGCTGGAAAGAAGTAGTTTCTGTCGGAGCGGTTACCCCTGAAGGAATTATTCAAACATACAGTAACGCAAAAGGAGAAGTAGATATCTATGTTTCAGACAACTACACTTCTCTCATGTTAGATAACTCTACTAAGACATCTGTCGGAACATCCAATTCAACTGCAGCACTTTCTGCTTGGTGGTCACTAAACAAACGTAACTCATTTAAAGAGACATATGATTACTTGCTATCTTTAACAAAACCAGCAAGTAATTATTTAATAAAAGGAGCATACTTTGAACTTGGATAAAGAAACAATACTTGAAGAGGCTCAAAGATTAATTACAGGAGATCGTAACAAATCTTATGATCATCCATTAGATAATTTTAATCGTATTGCTAAAGGTTGGGAAGTAATTTTTGGTACAGGTGTAACAGAAGAGCAGGTTGGACTAGCAATGGCTTGGGTAAAAATTTGCCGTGAAGTTCACCAACAAAAGAGAGACAACCTAGTTGATGGGGCGGGTTATCTAGGGACCGTGCAAATGGTTATAGATGAAAGAGAACGCCGTGCCAACCAAAGCGATTGATGGTAATTTACCTAAAGACTGCAACGTAACAATAGGAATAGATCAATCACTTACGGGCTTTGCATTAACTGCACTTCAATTTGAAGATTCAACAAAATATATTACATGGGTTTATAAATCACCTTATTTTGGAATTGAAAGACTTGCTGATATTAGACAGTGGCTAGTAGATCATCTAGATTACCTAGAAGAAAACAATAACACAATTTTAGACATAGCCATGGAAGGAACAGTCCTTGCTAGTCATGCAGCCCTTGTATTGGGAGAGTTGTCAGCCACCGTTAGACTAACTATTTTTGATTACTTTAAAGAGGGTGATCTAAGAAAATATCCTTTAAAAGTTCCACCCATGACTTTAAAGAAATTTGCTGCAGGGAAAGGCAATGCAAAAAAACAAGAGATGTTGCTACAAATATACAAGAGATGGGGCATAGAATTTAATGACGACAATGCCGCAGATTCTTATGCTCTTGCAAGGCTCTTAGGAAAAAACTTCTATAATGAGGTCGAGAAGGCAGTTGCCGAACAAATGAAAGATCCTAAATACAGAGACGCCCCAAGACTTTAGCCTTACCCTATATTCTAGGAGCGGTACATAAATTCGACTCAAAGGACTACTAGACATGACAACTTCACCTGAAATTCCTATTTCTACTGACGAACCGTTTTTAAGAGTTAGTGCAAGTTCAAATCCTCAAAGTGTGGCATCAGCAATTGCTCATGTTATTTACGAAAAACACGAAGTAAAATTACGTGCCGTAGGTGCGGGAGCAGTAAATCAAGCAGTTAAAGCAATTGCTATATCTCGTGGCTATGTAGCCCCTAGAGGTTTAGATTTAACCTGCAAACCAGGATTTACTACTATTGAATCCCGTGATGGAGAAATTTCCGCCATTGTATTCGCCATTACAGCAAGTTAATTTAGTTCTATCCTTAGACATACACTAAGGAGTCACCATGGCAAATTGGACAGATATGGGTCACGCAATGCGACGTCGCATGGGCGCACCTTCAAACCATCTAGAGTCAGCAGGTACTAAAATGAAAAAAGATATGAGCCCAGATCAATACACCCCATCTGGTGCAAATGCAACATTTACTAATGTAAGTGGTACACCTTCTGTTGGTACATTGATGCCAAAGAAGAACACTCAAGCAGCAGAACCAATGTACGGTACAAAAGCAAATAGAAAGAATGTACTTGTAGCAGATGCCGCAGCATCAGAACGTAAAGGGGCTGCATATAAAATTACTACAACAATGCCTTGTATTGATCCTTGTTCAGGATCAACAATGACTAACGCAAGAACCATTCCTTCGGTTTCAGGACGTCAAAATCCTAACTTCCAAGGTGGAATGGGCGACGCCTACTAAAATGCCATTGTCGAATTCACAATTCGGCGGCAGTAATTCAATGGTGCCACAAACACCAGATGTAGACACGCCGTTATCATTTAGTTCTTCTACAGCAGGATCTGCTGCTCAAGCAACTGCATGGAAAAATAGAAGTCTTGGTGGCGGTAGACCTTTATCATTATCTAAAAAAACAATGGGCACAACATTTAATTGGGATGATACTTCTACAAATACATCAGTTACACCTAACTCTGGTGGTAGAAATCCAAATGCTTAGTAATGAACAATTTGCTAATTTAGCCAACGAAGGTGGAGCCAGCAGAAGTTTTAAAACTGGTGAATCTCCTAAAAGTCCTGGAGTTATGGTTTCAATTCCTGGTGCTGAAAAGATTACTGACGCACCATATACTGCAGAACAAGCAAAGAGTTTTAAAGAAGAAAATAAGACAAAAGCAACAGGCGATGTTTATCAGGGTGCATGGAAAACTGGTGGAAAAATATTTGCAGATATAAGTGTTAAACACAGTACCCTTCCAGGAGCACGTACCGCTGGTGTAGAAAATAAACAAATTGCTGGATATGATTTAGGTGGAACAGATGTAAGGCGCCCACAGGGTGGTAATGTTTATTTTGGTCGCAAAGTTCCTGGTGTTGAATCCAATCCAGAGTTTGTAGCAAGTGCTCATCGAACAGCAGAGTATGAAAGAATGGAACCAAAACCAAAGGCTCAAGAATTTGCAGAACAATCTCAGATAAGTCGTGGCTCTACATATAAGGGTAAAAAAATTTCAGTAAATGAGGTCTATGCAACTATTGCAAAAAACCGCAGAGATAGAGGTGTGTAATGGCTGGTGGAGTTAATAATCTTTCAGCATCACAAAACTGGCAATCTCTTGGTGGTGGAGGTCTTTACGGTTATAACAATCAAGGTGGTGCAGGAACTCCTATAGCACGTAGTGCAATTGATGAATCCCGCATGGGCATGGGTCGCATTCCTTCTGCAGAGTATCCAGATGGTTATCTTGGCACAATGCGATCTCGAAGAGATGATCGTCTATTAGATTCTATTAAGAACCGTGTAAATCAGAAGGCCTATCAACGTGGTGTCCACAAAGGTGAGCGCATTGAACCTTCTATGTATTATTGGCCAGAACAAATACACCCAATGACGGGTATTGAACGCCAAATGAAAGCAAAGTTAGTAAATATAAATGGCGCAGTTGTTTATATGTCAGAAAGAAGTGCACCACAAACTCAATTAACACCTGCTCCACATCTAGTAAATGATGGTAAAGCAAACACTGTTGCAGACCAACCAGGAACTATTGATGCACGCCGTAAAGCAATGCTTGCCTATCTAAGACCTGCGTGGGCATAATATGGCCTACTTTGGAGTTAATCCTCACGGTCGTTGGGATCAAAATATTGCCCAAGCACAATTTAAAGACCATGTAGAAAATGTTATTAAAAAGTATCGTGAAGCATCCCCAGCCTTTGTTGAAGGTGGACATCAATGGTATGAAAAGGCACACGAAGAAGCAACCAAACTTGGTGGTGGAGACACAAAACGTGGCGCAGGAATTATTGCAGCATTATCCCCATTAAGTGATTGGGATAGAAATGTTAGAGAAGCAAAAGAATTAGTAAAGACTGGCGATGTTAAGAGCGCTCTCCTTCCAGCAAATGTTGCAAAGGCCCAAAGAATTCAAGCAGGTGAAGAGCCAGATAAAGTACTAGGTGGAAACAAAGTAACTAGTTTCTTCAAGAACATTAATGATCCAAGTAATAAGGAGCCTGTGACAATTGATCGTCACGCATATGACATTGCAATGGGTAGACCTTTTGCTGGAACAGGAAAGCCAAAGAATTTAGAGGAGTTAAAAGTTCCACGCCAGACAGGAACTATGTCTCAAGATCTAGGCTTAAGTTCAATGGGTAGATACAAGCACTTCGTTCATGCGTATCAACATGCTGCTGGAGAGTTAGGTGTTGATGTACCAAATAAAGTACAAGCAACATCCTGGGTAACTCATAGAGGAGCAATAGGATGACACAGAAATTTGATGGCGTTTATGATTATACAAAGCCGTGGCGTGCACCTGTCCAACCTGACAAGGTAGCCAAGAGGTACTCTTATCTAGGACCATGGGCATCCAACCAAGAACGTCTTACACAACAGGCTCTTATGGTTATGAACATACCTGGAAAAGATATTCAAGAGATGGTTAGACCACCACTACCTCAGATTCAATTATTTCCAGAACGTTATGGCTACGGAGATCGCAGTCAACCTGGTATTGATGACATAGTAACTATCGATAGAAAATACTCTGAACCAAGAGTATCCTGGTTCTCTGGCGGTGTTGCTGGCTATCAAGCAGCCGAACGAAACGCACTAGGGAGTAACTAATGCCAACTATAGTTCCTGATCGTGGTGATGATCCAAAGCGCAAGATGTCTTATCTTGAAGAGGTAAATAACGTAGAACGTCAAAAAAGAGTTAGCCCAGTACAGTATGAAGAGATGTTAAAGGTTAGAAAACC